CTATTAAAATCATATGATCCACTAACCGACGCAGATACAGCTGCAATAATTTTACCATATTTTGATTTTTTTGTTACTAATTCTAATACACCATCTTGATTACTTAATACAAATCCATTTTGAGTAGTTAATAAAAAATCATCTTGTGTTACAATTTCATCAATTGTACTACGAACCATTGTAGTTAAATATCCACCATCAAATAATTCAATATCGGCACTACTAGATTCATTAATTTGCATTGTGCCAAGTGTGCCTCTAGTAAAATCTAATGTAACTGTATTACTACCAATACTAAATAAATTCATTGTATTAGGCAATGTTGGTGTTTTAATAACATCATCCGTACGGAATCTTAACTCAACAGTATTAATTGATTGTGAACTATTAACTGTAACAGAACCAGAAATATTATTAATTAAATCTAATGCATAATCAAAATTAAGTTTTTCATATACTGGTGCTCTATCTAATCTAGGACCACCATATTCATTAATTGTTATTAAAGATTGCGGTATTCCATAACAAGATAATAATGCTTGTACACTTCTTTTTGTACCTTTTGATTTTAATAATAATGGTAAATTATTTACAATTCTACGCCATATAGTATATGTTGAATTTTCTCCAGAAACAGATGGATCGCCGACTGAATTTGAACCAGTAAGTGGTGTTCCTGTTTCAGATACTCCTAATGCATATTCCCATAGTTGTTTACTTTGATTACCATTTGTTAAATTCCAACCAAATTGTTTTGCTACAGAATATAATAATTCATTAGGCATTCCTAATTTTGGATTTTCTTCACGCTTATGTATTTTAGTCATATGACTGATATATGTATATAATATATCATAATGATGACCTAACATATTAACAAATGTAGTTAAATCTACACTATCTGACTGAAGTTGTATATGTTCTGGTATTGTTCTTAATAATGAATTATTATTTAAATGATCATATAAAGAAGCTGATGCATATGTATCATTAAACCACGTTTTAAATGCTGTAGAAGTTGTTGCCTCTACTATATAAGGAACTGTTGAATTAGATTTTGGTATTGGTTGTATATAACTACCTGTTACTTCAATAACATTTGGATTAACTGATGGAATATTGTGTGTTGTTAATAATGAAGATGATTGATAATACAAATAATGTTCAAAATTATCAAATCCACTTATTAAAGATGTTTTTAAATTTGTAAAATCTTGAGAATTAGTTGTAGCATTACTTCCAGATATGCCTATTAATACTAAACTCTGTGATGTGTAATACTCTATTAATTGTAATTTATATTTAAAATTATCTAATCGTTCTGTTGCTGAACTATAAAATATAAAATTATTAAAATCAGAATAATCAATATTTAACTTCATTCCGGATAAACTTCCGGAGAAATATGTATCTATAATTTGTTGTGATGTTGACGTAGATGATCCTAATAAAGCTGTCCAATTTTGTAATCCAGTCTCTGTTGATGTATTATAAGAATAATTTGCTTGCCAATTCGGACCACTTAAAATATTACTATCTTCTAAATTTAAAACAAAGTCAATATTAATATTGTCAACGTACGTTGGTTTTAATTCTTCAACTACCCAACACTTAAAATTAGTTTCTATAGTATCTGGTAATGGTTCATGTAATTTAACATATAAATATTCTCCAATTACTACACTATTAACAAATTGAACACATTGATTTCTACTAAAATTTAATAGATAACTTTTAAAAAATCCACTATCGGCAGTTTGATTTACTGTGTCTATATAATTGGAAATTTGTGTTTTAAAATTAACATTGGTATCATCAAGTGCACGAAGTCTTATTTCTTTACGATCTGGTGAAATTTCATCAATTCGTAAATGTTGTTCATCATAACTACCAATTAAATTTTTAAAGAAATTAACCGCAATTTTATATGTACCATCATTAATTTTTAAATTTTGTAATGATTGATTTATATCTAAAACGTATGGGTCTGAAAAAAATGATATTTCCTGATTTGTAATAGAATTAAAATATATAGGTGTTTGTGGTAATGATTGATTGTTATGTTGCCCAGTAACCCAAACGTCTCCAGAATATATATGAAACTCTACTGTAGAGTTAGATTTAATGTTTGGATTTATTGTAACTGGGGGATTTGCAGATTGTAAAGTTTGCAGTAATATATCATTAAAACGCTGTGCAGACAAAGATTGATTTGCCGTTAATATTTGGTCTATATTTTTATATTGCGTTAACATTTTACCTTTTAATTTTTACTTTCCAGTTATTGTTGGTGCATCAATTGCTGAAGAAGCACCACCAGTACTAATAGTCTGACTAGATGAACCACTCACTTCATATGGAGCTACAAAATTAGTATTTGCTATAAAGTCAATAACACCAGTACGATTGATAAGACGTTTTTCTTTCTTTGCTGGGGTTACTTCTTCACCCGCATCATTATATGTAGCTTCAATATTGTCTAATACAACAGTGTTTTCATTAATATTATATATATTGCTAAATTGGTTATATAACGGAGTAACACCAGGTCCTTCTTTATATGTACTTCCTGCAGGATCATCAATAGGATCAATCCTCCATGCACAATTTTCAAGCAATACAGCTCCTGGATTACCAGACATTGCTTGTAATGTATACACATCACCTGGTTTAGTATCAGACATATCTACTATATACGTGAATTTTAGAAACGGTGTACTCTCATCTTTGAATCCATATGGATTTTCACTAAAAGGTGAGGTTATTATGTTATTAGCAGATTTTGCACCAGAATTCTTTACAAACTCAAAGTTGCTTTTCAATGGATTGAAGTCTTCTGGATTTCTTCTAGTTATTCTTGTAACAAAACTAGTACGATCATTAATATCTGGAGAAAATTGTACTTGAACTATAAATCGTAAAGTTTTATTTTGTTGTTTTAGTGTATTAAATACGCCGTCGTTAATAGTATAACTATTAGCATTTTCTTGAATACCACCAGAAAAAGTCAAATCTTTAAATCCTTTCGATATAGTACCTGCATAATCAATTATACCATATGTCTCAACATTTGCATTTGTTTCATAGACCCACGTTATATCATTATAAAACCAAGTAGAGTTAGTTGTTGTATTAATTCTAGCATAGTTCGCCGGCTGTCCTTTTGAATCAATTGGTCTAGCAATTGTATATTTAGCACTTATATTATCAAACTCAAAATCTAAATCTAAATCAATCGGATTGGTATTAACAGTTACCGGGAATTTAAAGTAATTGAACGATGTGTCTAAAACTTTTAATGCTGAGATATTATCTAATCTAAATACGGTAGGTTCAATAACTATATAAGATCCATCTTGTACTATTATATTTCCATTTGCATCGCGAGGAACTATATCAGTGTTATTTGAACGAAAAGTTAATCCATTGTTAATATATTCTGCAGTATTTGGAGGTATTGGATCTGTAGCTTGCATAGCAACAGAGCCTTTGTTATCTATTATTGCTTCATTTTCTGCTTGATTACTTCCTACTTCTGCCATTATCTAACTACTTTAAAATAAATTTCATCGTCGATACAATCTTCAGTAAAACCATCTTCAATTTTTAACTCTATGCGATAATATCGTTCTGGCATAAAACTATTCATGTCTATATGTATAAAATTACTAATGCTATCACAACTTACTTTATTATAAATATTATCAAATGGAATTATGTACTCTTCTGTAGCAGCATCCCTAATTGCATAAAATGTAGTAGTAGGTAAATGTTTAACTGTTTCCGTTGGAAATAAATTAGTTGGTGATTTTTGTGGAAATTTATCCCGAGCAAATATCCTAATTTTTGTTATTTCAGTGTCTTTATACGTCGGTTTAGTCTTGCTATAAGTTACATATGAATCTAGATTAACTGATGACAACGATCCCGGCGCAAAAGTGCTGTTATCCCAATACATAGTGATCCTAGGAACATATATAGTATGTGTTTCTCGACTGAAAAAACTAATTATACCTGTCTTGGTTGCATCAGCTTCATCAGCATCTGAAAATTTAATTAAGAATCCATTATTATCTACAGTAACACCACCACTACCAGATATCCATGTTTTTACTGCACCAGTAACATCCATGTTAATATCAGTTGGTCGATATGAAAATGACTCGTCTGTATCTAATCCTGGTTGATAAAAAAATGATGAATCAAAAGTTGATGTATTAAAAATACCACTACCCGATTGATAAAGCCAACTACCACCAGTACCAGATCCAGATATATATAAACTAGGAGCTCCTGTGTTTATATTTTGGCTACTTGATATCCATGATGAACCAGAAATTGTTTGTGTAGTTTGAGTAGTTAAATTGCCTCCAGTTTGTGTATTTAAAATTGAACCATCTTCTGTTGTTATATTTGTGCCATAATAGTCAGCAAAAGACCATGATGCAAACGGAGTAGCATAAGATACACCGTCTGTAGTAGCTGTGTCATCTGTTTCAAATCCAGTACCATTCGTAAATGGTTGTCCTAATAATTTTGCGTCTAATGTGTAATCTGCAGGTAAATTTTTTGCATGAGTTGTAAATAATTGCAACATAAATTTACAAGAATTTAAATCTACTGAATATTTTGTAAGAGTCTTAGTAATATCAGACATATCAAATTTTACAATAAATCTACTTTTTACTAAAGTTTCACCATCAGTATCCAAACGTTTACTAACTTCTAATATTTCATCTAAGCCAGTATTAGATGCATTGAGACTTGTTGCCTCATACATTGTAGCATCGCTATTTGCGTAAATTATTCTAAACATTAATTCCCTTCATATTTTAATATATTATCACCCTGTATATACAACTAAGTATTTAGAGCTCTGGCCAGCACTTCCCGATAACCACAATGAACCAGAAATTGTTGGCTTGACTTGGGGAAGATTTGTAAATATAATATCTGCAAGTGCTCCACTTACATGTAATGAAGCTGTAGTCGCGCTAATATGTACAGCACTCGAAGATACTGTATCCATATTTGCAGTACCATCAATATATAGATCTTTCCATTCTTTTGTTGATGATCCTAAATCATAATTTGTATCAACACCAGGTATTAAGCTCGAGCTTACTACACCAATTGATGCTGTAGTTATCGAAGTATTACCTGTCAGAAAAGAAGTTCCTGTTTGAGTAAATGATCCTTCGTTTATAAATGATCCTATATTTGTTAATGTGTTACTTCCAGAAACTGTTAATGATCCAGTTACTGTTAACGAACCACTTATAACTGCGTTACTTGATGCAGTTAAACTACCACTAACACTTAAAGATCCAGATAAAACTATATCTTCGATAGCATTTGCAGTTAATACATTGTATACATCCGAAACATAACTTGCTGATATTAATCCTCCAGCTACAATACTTGTTCGATTAGTTCGTATTACGCCCATTTATTTATCCCTTTTAGTATAAATATAAAGATATTAAGAACTTACTACTCTACCTCGAATATCTTGGGTTGGATATTTTACTTCAAATATACTAGGATCTAATGAAGGATAAACTACTCCATTTTTTGTTGCTGGGACTAAATCATAAACATTTCCAGAATACCCATTTTCTAATTTATACAAATTTGTAAGTTTTGTGGAAACTACAGTTTGTACCCCTTGTGTATTACTTAAGATATTTGATATTGATGATTTTATAATAGGTTGATTAATTTGCCAACGATCTATATCAAAATAAGTTTTTAATGCATCTACACATTTTAATATTACTTCGTTACTATTATAATTTGGTAGTACTACTATTTCAAAATTAATTCCAATATTAATAATAAATGCATCTTTTATATTAATAGCATCTGTCATAATTCGATAGTAATCCAAATAATTTTTTAAATTTTCTTTTACTGCCTGATTTAATTTTACTAACTGATTATCAGCATTATAACCTAGAACATATAGATTCATTGCTAAGGGATTAGCAATCCGAGTTTCTATTTGATCTTGTTGTAATATTTGATCATCTGGAACTATATATGCTTTTGCTATACTACCAAATTTTGCTGGCATTGAATATGTTCGAACTATATAGTCTTCTCTCGTAACTAAACGATTTTGTGTTGCAAAATTAGCTAATGCATTATTTTTTATATCTTGTAGAGTATCTTGATTTTTAGCCCCAATTGCAGGATTAGGATTAGTTACAGAAACTGACGATTTTATAAATGAAACTGTACCAGCATTATTAAGACTATTAATATCAGTTTCAAATTCAATAAAATCAATTTCTGTTAATACATCAGATGAAACATTGTCTGAAATACCATTCCCTATTGTATACTTAATTGTTAAAGTAGTATTAGCTGGAGCTTGTCCATATGCTCTTGTAAATAAAAAATTAGATGGATCTATATCAACATCTACTCCCTTACGAAATCCAGCTAATCCATTTCCAACATTATCAGGATTTGGTATTATTTCCTCATCATTATTATCTGATACACCGGATCCAAATTGAATTTCTAATAAATTATCACTACGTAACCTAGTAATAAATCGTTTAGATGATTTTCTTAGTTTTAATAAACTAGGTGCTGCAGATTTAAATACAGATAAATCTGGATCATTTTCTAATAAATTTGGAACAGCTTCAAACACAGTGTCTTGTGCTAAATATGGTACGTTATACCAATTATCACCATCAGTTTCTTCACATGATATAATATCAATAATATTACGATCTGGTAATAATACTTTGTCATATGATATTGGAGTACCAAAAGTAAATGATGTAGTTTTAATAGCCCCTGACACCGCTCGAGCTTTCTTTTTTAATAAATAATATATTGGTTGTTTTGTAGCATCATCTGTTTCATATATAGTAACTTCAGTTGTATCAATACTAGATGAAAATCCAAAATTAACAGAATCCAATGTTCTAAATACAGCATTACCATCTTGTTGTTTTATCTGAAATCCCGGTTTAATAGTTAATGCATAATTATAATCTGGTTTTACATTACTGCCAGATCCTATTGATGGAACTAATTGAAACACATCTAAATCTGTATATGCTGGTATAGAATTTTTTGGTGAATATCCTAATTCTTTTGCAATATCAAATATATTAGAACGTTCTGTTGCTTGTTCTAGCAAAGATTCTTTAATATTATTATCTGCATAGTAAGATAATACATCACCAACATATGAAGCCATTTCCATAAATAACATTCCTGGTGATGATTCATTAAAATCAGTATATGATTCAGGAAAATATTGTTTAGTAAAATCTATTAGATTTTTTCGAAATTGACCAAAATCTTTATTAATATATGTTATATCTTTCTTTACATTCATTTTTATTCAATTGTTATAGTAGATGAATTCTCCTTGGCAATTATAGTAATAACATCAGTACTAAATCCGTCGACTGTATAAGTTAATTGTATTTTAATAGTATGTATTAATGATGGATCATCGTCTACATTTAATATTTCTAAATTTTGAACTACAATATATGGTAACCAAAAATTTAATGCTTCTCCAATTTCTGCAGAAATAACTTCTTTTATTTCATCATTACTAGGCTGAAATACTATATTTAATAAATCTGTACCAAAATTAATTTGATTGTATCGTTCACCTTTTCTTGTTAATAATAAATTTCTAATATTAGCTTTAGCTTGATCATTAGATGTAAATAATGTTTTAAATATACCAGCATTTCCAAATGATAAATCTACACCTAATCCTATTTCAGATTTAGTTGTTATGTCATCAATTGTTTGTATACGATATCCCATTATAATGCAAATCCCTTCTTTTTCTTCTTATCCATTGCTTTCATTAATCCTGAATAATCTCGAGTCATTGCTTTTGCAACAACTGGATCTACTGCCATGTTTTTACCAGTATCAGGATCTGCCATAACTGATGGTGCCGAATTACCTCTTACCATTCCAAATCCTTGTGCATCATTAGAATTAAATGACATATTAGACATTTCTTCTTTCATTAAATCTGAATATGACGTCGTACCCCCCTCAATTCCAGCTGGTGTATCATTTAATATATCTGCGTATCTATTCTTACCATACATTACCTTATTCTTTGATTTTTTCTGTTTAGGCTTTGTATTGTGTTTTGATTCTGTTTGTAACTGAGTAACTGTGGATTGTAATCCTTCACGAAGAATTTCAGATAGTTCTTCTTTAATAACCTCACGTACGGCTGATTTAAGTGCTTGTACAAGTGCTTTAGATTCCATAAGTATTCTTTTTTATTATAAATATGTATGATGTTAATTAATCGGTCCTCCCCAATTCGTATTAGATTTTTTTGGACCATATGGTGTATTATTTTGGGTATTTATATAATAATCTCCAGGTTTACCTAATTTTGCTGGTGGCGGTCCAGCTTGTTTATAAACTTGACTAGGAGCTTCTTGCAATGATGTTAATAAATTTTGCTGTTGTTCTACTAGTTGTTGTATTGTATTACTACGTTGATCTAAATCTGTTTCTGAAACATTTACGTCTCGATAAAATTCAGATGATAATAAATCATTATAATCATCTACATCATCTATACCAGATTCATCTATTGCAGTTGCAATAGAAGGTATTTCTAACCCTATATCTTCATTACACGCCTTATTTAATCTTGCAATTGCTGCAAGTAAAGGCGGTACTAATGTTTCTAATTTAGACACAGTTTGGAGTGGCACAGCCTGCAACGGTATCACTGCAGCTACTGCATTCGCAATTATTTCATCCTGCAGAGCATTTGCAGTAGCTGCTATAAACTGTGCAACTGTTAATGGATCTGATAATTGTGCAGCTGCAATTGTAGCTTTAATTGCCTGAGCTGTAGTGATCACTGTTTTAACGCCTGTTATTACATCTTGTACAACTGGAATAGTTTCTTGAATTTTTTGAATTCCATCTGTTACTTGTTGTAAATCAGATTTCATTTTGTCAATTCTAGGATCATCACATTTAATACTCTTAGGAAGTTTTACGGAATCATTAATTACTTCTTTAGCTGCGTCTAGAGCTTGCTCAACTAATTTATTAAACTCTCCTTGTAGTAAATCAACTCCTACAGCTGGTAATTTTGTTATTTCATCTAATGGTGGTGCTATTGCCATATTAATATGTATTTTTATTTATAAAATATTTAGAACTTAATAGTTCTTGTAATTGTTTTTGTGCTTTATCCGCATATTGCGTATTAAGAAAAGAACCATATACCGATCCACATCGTACTATACTGCCTAACTGATTAATTATATTTTGTAATATATTTAATAAAACATCGCCATGCACCATTGATTCGCTAGCATCTTCTCCTCCTAATTTTATATCACCAGTTGAATTCAATATTATTCCTAATGGCGAATCAATAACTGCTAAATCAGTTCGTGCTTTTAATATAACACGATCAGAAACACCTAACAGTTGCGAACCTATATAATTAGTTTCATTTCCAGCTGGGGTGATACACCCAGTTAATGAATTAGGTTGTTCATTGCTTCCTAATACCAAAGGTATTTTTTGTGTGCTAGTTAAATATAATGAAGACTTATCTGTGTTTATATCTTCGGTTACAAATTGTTTATCTTCCTTATATTTTCTACCATTAGAAAGAATAAGAATTGGATCTCCATTTGTATTACCGCGCCAATTACCTGGTTCAGAATAATCATCTTTAAAATCTATAGTACTACTAAATCGTATACTATTACCAAAACGACCTTCCATCATTAAATCACCACGATATGGTTGTAATGGAGATGTATATGTTTCATATGGAAATTCTTGATCTAATTCTAGATTTTCACTAACAGTTGGTACAATATTGTAATTAACATTAGAACTTATTGCAATAGGAAACATATAATACCACTGTGCATACGATTCATTTAAACTAGATTCATGATTAAACGTTTGAAATATTAAAACAGATTCACCGGGTATTGGTATTTGTTTAATACTAGAGTTTGCAGGTTTTACGTTTTTTATGTATTTTACACGACTACTAATTGAATATTGTACATCTATTGCAAATAACATATCTGCACCAGATATAGAACCATCTATTTTACCAGGTGGATATTCTTCATTTTTATTACGTTTATATGTATCGCCGACACTCTCTTTTTGTTTTACTTCGGCTACATAAAAAACAGTATCAAATAATCCATCATGATTTGGCATTGGTATCCCTTAACTTTAATTTTGCAGCTGCAATTGTTTGATTGATTTCACGTTCTTCATCTTCAATCTTTTCAATTTCATCTTCTAATTCGTGTGAAAGAGTTGTTTCTGCAATATGAATTAATTGTTGTTTTTCTTCGTCTGATAATAATGAATCAGCACCTGTTATAGTTTGTGTAGTGGATATATAACGCTGAACAATTGCAGTTAGTTTAACTAGATGATCATCATTCTTAACAGCAACGTCTAAGTATTCTTTAATAAGTGGTACTATAATAGTAGCATCTGATGCGTTTCGAATTAATGGTTGTAACTGAGATATGAGTTGATTTATCTGCCTATCCTTCTTTTTGGAATTGTGATAAACATCATGCATAAGGTCAGCAAAACTGGTTCCTTTAAATATTTCATCATTTCTA